GCCCATCTCGCTGATGGTGGTCGCGCTGCTGTTCGCCGCAAGCGCCCATTCGTCAACGAGCTTCTGCGAATCCGCGAAGGACGTGCCGGAGCCGTTCATAATTTTGATCAGGTCATCCAGCGCATCGCTCAGGCTCATTCCGCCCGCCTGCGCAAGCAGCATCGCGGACGGGATGCCCTCGATCATCTGGCTGTAGTCCCAGCCCGCGTGAGACGCCTCCGCGATGGCCGCCGCCACGTCATCCGTGTGGAAAATCGTGGATGCCGCCCATTGCTGCGCGTGCTTTTCGAGGTTCTTGTACGTCCTGTCAAGCTCCGCTGTGGACGCGGTGGTGGTTGTCAGCGCGCCCTTTGCTTCGAGCATGGAAGTCTGGTAATTCTTGTAAATCTCCAGAGATTCCTTTTCGACATCGCGGATTTTGCTGCCGAGATGGTCAACGTAGGTGCCGAGTTCCACGAGGCTGTTTGACAGCTTGCCGATGGTTGAATCAGCTTCGCCCCGCAGAACGATTTTGATTGGAAATTCCCGCTGTCCCACGCTCTATCCCCCGTTTCCTGTCCGCGGGGGAGCGCCCCGCTTGATTGCGAAAAAGAGAGGGGCGTTGAGCCCCTCCGGTCAGCCGATCACGTCCTCCGTGCCCGTTTCAGGCGGTTTGTTCTGGCTATTGTTGTACTGCATCGTGCTGATTCCCAGCAGAGCACCCAGGAAAGCGTCGATAGCCGTCAGGGTGCCGACGATCTCCTCCGCCAGAGGCAGTTTCCATATTTTAGCAAGCGCATAATACAGCGTGCCGATGGCAGGGATAACGATCTGCGCGATAAACTTCATGATGTCATAAGCCCGGTTACTCAATTTCATACTCTTGCTCCTTTCAGGTCGCGTATGTCATGCTGCGCTTCGTGTACGTCCCCTTCGAGCTTGTAGACGCGCTCGATGAGATTGTTATGTTTTTCCACCTTCCGTGTCAGTTCGTCGATTTTGGTGTCCGTGACGGCCTGGTGTTTCTCCAGTTTCGCGTCGAGCCGGATGTCGGACAGTTCGGATTTCTTGTCCATCTGCGCGAGGGTCTGTCTGTTGGCCGCCAGCACGGTGATGATGGTTCCAACGATGCTGATGCCGCCCGTGATCAGGGCAACCAGAACCGCGTCGCTCACGGGAGCCACCCCCTCAATCCTGCGCGTATGTCCATTACGGATCAGCTCCTTTCGTCGCGGCCATTCCGGCCTGATACAGCAGTCGTTCGATGCTGGCAACACGTTTTTCCAATGCCTGGAACATGGCGAAAGTCACCGCCGATGGGGGAGATGCGGGCTGGTAGCTCTGCCCGGTTTCAACCCCGGTATGAACCTCCGGCTCCGTCTCGGTCAGGTACTCCGCCATGACCCAGCCTCTTACGCCCTCGTACTCGACCCGGTACCATACGATATCCGAACGATCCAGCACGGTCAGTTTCGTCCCGTTCGGAATCCGCGCCTTGACATTGCTGTCTTTGCTTTTACTCGCCCGGAGATTCAGCACTCCGTTGTTTGGCGTTTTGACCCATGCGTCCACGCGATCACCTCCATCCGTGTTTTGTTCCGTGTAGTCCACATCACGCAGATAGCCCCAATGCGTCCAAGCCTTGCTCCATCTGTCCTCGCGCACCTTCATGCCGTTTGTACTGGCGTGGATGATATGCGGAGGGTTGGCCGATACCACCAGCCCGATATGGAAGAAGTCCCCCTGCCCGTCCGGGTATTTCGCCGTGTCCGCCGCCCTGTGCTTGAACACCGCCATGCCGGGGCGGAGCTGGTCGGCGCTGTGAATCTCGCCACGGTCGGAGAGGTACTTGCGCCAGATCGTATTGCTCCCGTGGGAGATGCTCGCGCCCTGGAGCCTGTACGCCCGCACGAACATCCCGCTACAGTCGATGCCGTTCCGGTCGTTGGTCCCGGGGGAGACATAAGGCCAGCCCAGCGCCTCGCGGAATGAGGCGATCAGCTTCTCCAGATTGAGCAGGCCCATTTACTCAGCCTCCTCGACCATCCTGTCGGCGTAGTTGCTCCAGTTGGTTGCGGCTTTGTACGCTTCGAGGACGCTGTGGTCTTCGCTGTACGGGACGTAGATCTTACAATCGTTTGCGATCCCATCGAACGCGTTTTTGTTGTTCAATTTCGGCGGAGTCGTTCCTTTGATGTGGTATTCGCTCACGGCCACACATCCGTTAAATGCATTCGCGTTGATGCTTGTGACGCTTGACGGGATCGTCACCTTGGTCAAACTCCGGCAGTCTCTGTATGTGTTGTAATTGATAGCTTTGACGCCTTCCGGGATTCCGGCTATTTCCAGATTGTAACAGTAGTAATATGCGCTTTGCTCGATCGTCGTCACAGTACTCGGAACGATGACCTCGCGCAGCGTATAGCATCCGTAGAACATATTCAACCCGATATTATGCACGCCTGACGGGAGCACGACCTTTTTGAGGTTTTTGCATTCACTGAACACATACGATCCGATTGTAGTAACGCCCTTCGGGATCGTGGCTCCCTCGATTCTGAAGCAGGCCTGGAATACAGACGATTCCAAACTGGCGATACCAGCCGTGACGGAGATCGCAGTCGCCTGATAGAGCCCGGAGAACGCCGCGTTGTTTATCCTCGTAACGGTCGCCGGGGCCGTGAACGACTTCAGAGAATTGCATCCATTAAATGCTTTTGCGCCGACAGTCCCTATGCCGTTCGGAACCGTTGCAATTTCCAGCCCGTTGCACGTATCAAACGTGTAATCTCCCAATGAGGCCGCCGTTGTTCCGTTGCCGATGAGGACCTTTCTGAATCTTGCGCTTTTGTACAGATATCCTGTAGTCTGTCCGGCGATCCCTTGGTTCACAGCGCCGCCGAACGATATTGTCCCGCTCGTTACCTCGAGCGTGATGTGATACGTTCCGCCATTTGCATATGTATGTCCATGGTTGGTTCCTCCTGTGCTGCTGTATGTCTGCGGTGCGCTCTCATCGCCCCAGTCCACCGTGACCCCATTGCTGACGGTCTGGTTCCACCGTACTGTTGCGATTCTCCTGTTTTCCGGCGCGTCCTCTGGGATTTCGATGAAGATATGCGTTTTCCCATCGGTCGGGATATACATCTGCCCCACATACACCGTCTGCTCCGGCATCGCCGCAAGCTGCTCCCGGATCTCCTCCAGCGTCCAGTTCCAGCCCTGCGAGGTCAGCGGGATCTCGTCCCCGCTGTGATCCGGGTTGTCGGGGAGCGCGGAGAGGGCATCCACTTCGCTTTGCGTGTAGGAGTTCACGATAGAGCCATCGTAATCGATCAGCACCAGCCGGGCGTTGGGTTTGATCGTGCCGCCCCCGCCGCCACCGCCGCCCTGGTTCGTGCCGACCACTTTCTGCCCGTTGACATACGCCGTTTTTCCCTGCGCGATGTCCGCGGCCACAGCGGTCGCGTCCGTCGTATCATCGAACTGCGCCAGCGGGCCCTCCTGCGTCGGCAGTTTGATCGCCGGACAGTCCGGGAACACAGCGCCCATCAGCGCTACATTTTTCGCCATTGCTCTCCCTCCCTTACTGGATCGTGAGGACCTTGGTCGTGCTGTCCTGGCTCACCGAGGGCACGCTGAGCCCGCCCTGGACGCCCAGGATGCTCTTCCCCTGCAGGATGTTCCCGGCCACGCAGTCCGCCACCGCCGCCGGGGCCAGACCGACGCTGCCGCCGGTGGTGAACCCGGCGGGGATCGTCACCGTCCCGCCTTTCGCGCTGATCGTGCCGCCGGTGCCGCCATTGTTCGGCATGGAGCCGGTGTAGAGGGTGCCGTCCGCGTAGGCGGAGCTGCCTGCCAGCAGCTTGTCGCCGCTGTCCAGCGTCGCGTCGCTGGTCTCCACGAAACGCGCCGTGCCGCCGCCCACCAGCGGGATATTGACCTCCGGGCAGTTGGCGTACTGCACGCCGTTGATGATGACCGTTCTCTGAGCCATTTTACTCTCCTCCGTTTCGTCAGCTGACGGTGATGACCCGTCCGTCCCATGTGATATGGCCCCAATCCGGCGGCATCGGCGCCACCACGATCTCGGCGGTGACCGTCATGGGCACCGTCACCTCGCTCACGTTCACCCGCATCGGGATTTCAAGCGTCTGCCTGTTCACTCAATCACCCTCCTCAACAGATTCCCGGAGATGTCCACATACGCGATTTCACTCGCGGCGCGGTTGCCCTCCGCGTCCGTCCAGTTGGCTTGCACCGCAATCCGCCCCACGGGGAGAGCTCCCGTCTCCTCCTGGGTGAGCCTCACCCCGATGCTGTGCTCCTCCACATCGAGGTCATCGCCCGTCTTGTGCATCGTCTTCCCCCTCGCCGAGATTGAGACATACACGCTGTGCATCTGGGTGAAGTCGATCTCGATGTCGCTGAATGTCAGCGTGAACGTCGGTGTCGTATACTGTGGTACGCCCATGCTCATCCCTCCAGTTAAACAGCAATTTTACGGCTTCTGGTCAGTCTGCTCCTTCTCTTCCTTCGGCTCCTCATACTCATACGGCAATCTGCTGACTTCTCTGGCGAATACAGGCGTGTACTCGTCCCGCGCCATGCCGCCGATGCGGTAGGTCGGATGCTCATGCTCGATCTCGGTCAGGCGGGAGAGAAACGCGGACAGGGTCACCATCGGCATCACCTCCGGATTAATCACTCCGCAGTCGGAGCGGCCACCCACTGCTCATGCATCAGGATGGTGGTGCTCAACGCCTCCGTGATCATGCAGGATACGAAGTCCGTATCCGTGTTCTGCCCGTAGGCGTACGCTCCGAGATACGCATGGTAGCTCTGGAGAGCCGCCTCATACGAATCTTTGACAACGATACCCTTGTCCCATGTGCCATTGGTGCGCTTGATCTGGTGCAGGAAGAATTTGTTTTCAGTCATGGTTTTTTCCTCTCTTTCTGTTGGTCTGTGTAGGTCTTGTTACTTCGTTATGCAGCAATATAGTTAATTCAACCAGATTAGCTTTAGCCCACCATACACAGTCATGTTTGATGTTATGGTCAACACTCCATTACTTA